CGCCCCCTTTGCAAAACGTGGGAAGTGTTGCCTGCTGGTTCTTTTGCATCCGAAGGCACCGGCGCCGGGTGCGTTTTGTTGACTTTGGCGGCATGATTTGACGATTTGAGCGAATAATTCACCGAAAACGAATGGAAAACACTGAAAACACCAAAAACCCTCGAAACCGGGGGAGAAACGAGAGACGACCATGATCAACTATCCCAAAAAACTTATGACATTGCGAGACGTTCGCGATGCCGCGCTTGCAACGGACCTGAATCAGACACGATCTGACTCCTGGTTAGCGGTCGGCCCACTGTCGTACGACGGCCACCCGATTCGCCCCGCCTGGGTCAAAAAACACGACGCCGATGAGATTCTTGCCGAGCGCCTCGCAGCGTTTGACGCCGGACTCAGCGCGGACATGACCGTGGAAGACGCGCAGTGCCTCTTTCATGAGTGCATGGCCTGACACGAACCGAAAGACCCCTCGAAACCGGGGCCATCCTGGAGAAAGTAAGGTCCACATGATCCGCACGCGCACGCTTACCCGCCCTCCGGCCCCGACAACCGACGCCGGCCTAGCCCTCGGTTTCCAGGTAAAAGCCGTCCCGTTTCCGAAGCCGCGCACGCGCTTTGATTGCATGCGCTTCGCTTCAATCGATCGGCTGCCATTGTCGGAATTGTTGAAGATTTATCCACCTAAGACACAGAAAACATCAAAAACCCTCGAAACCGGGGCCGCCCCCTAAACCACCCACCACGTTCTCAAAAGGATTTAGCCAATGAATATCTACTTACTCACGCCCGGAAAATGGAAGGGCCGCCGGCCCAAGTTGGATTTTTATGATTCGGCGGTTGTCATCGCTTCCAGCGAAACCGACGCGTTGACCATCCATCCGGGATTTAACAACGAAACCGGACTGAACCCCAGCTTTGACGACGGATCGTGGCCGAGCGCGGGCCACGTCTTCGTGAAACTCTTGGGCAAAGCCGAGTCGAACTGTCTTCGCGGTGTTGTCTGCGCATCTTTCAACGCGGCCTAGAGCGCGGGCACATCTTCACTACTTTTCCACAAAGGACAAAAACATGATTGACACGCAACTGGCGGCACCAAAGCGCCGCCGCTATCGCGCCACTGGACTGCGGCTCCCGAGTGGCATACTGGTCCGCCCGGAGCCGAAAGGGAAAAGCGTCGGATACACGGCCACGATCGGCCAAAACACCGTCCGTGGCATCGGTCTCCGAGAGTTTTGGGAAAACGTTGGCAAATTGTTCCGAAACCGGGCGATTTGGGCCAACCGCAACAAGCGGCCTCTTGCGCTTCAGAGTGAATACCTTTTGGATGCGTTCGAGGCCGAAGACTACGCTATGACTTTTGAGAAACCGAAAGGATCCGCTGGGGGCGCACATGCGAGTGGGAAGAAAGATTGAACATCACGAGGACTACTGGGCTGAACGTCAAGACGCAGACAAAAAGTTGTATTTGAGAATCGTTGAGCATTTGCGGGCCGTGGGGGCGAACACCATCATTTCGATTGCTCGCGCACTCAAGTCGAACAACTGCACCGTGGAAAGAGTCGTGGACTATCACCGCCGTTCGTTCCGAACCGAAATCATCGACACCAGAGGGCAACGGCGCGGCACTTTGGTTGAATTGAACCCCTGCTTACAAACTGAGAAAAGGAAAACATCATGAACACCTCCGAGTTTTTAACCTGGATCCATAATCGCCTCGCGGATATGTACAACGAAAATCCTCGGTGCGAATACATGCAACGGCTGTACGCGATTGCGAACCACCGAGAACCCACCGGTCCCGACGTGTTCTTTGTGCTTGACGGAGTGAATTTACGCCCTGTGGCCGACTATGCGGAGGCGATTAAGCGCGCGAGAGCAAGCGCGGCGGCCACGCCCGGCTGCGAAGTCCATGTCGTGAACCTTGTTAAAACGTATAAATCCGAAATCGTCGTTTCCGAAGTTTCTGAAAGGAAAACACCATGCCCGAAGTAGATAAAAACGAAGCGCCGGACGGCTTTTGCGCAGTGAGCATTCACGACATCAAAGGCCCCGCATTATTCCTAGACACTCGGTGCAACGGATGCGCGCTACAGTACGGATCCAGGGAGTGCGACAATGCCCCATGCGGAAGGCAATACCGCCACGACGGGTGTGATGTCGTTTTCCAGCCGAAAAAGCCAAAAGACGGAATTGACTACCGCATGCTCCTGCGAAAGTACATCTCCCACGTCGGAATCTGCGAAGGAGTGGATTTTATCGACCCAGACGACCATTCCACCGCATTCACCCCCGAAGAGTGGGCCGAATTACGAAAACTATCGAAAGAAGCTGACGAAATCGCAGGTCGATAAAATGCCAGCAGTTCACCCCCGCCCCAGAGTCTGGTTTCTCACCGGCACCCCCGCACCCAACGGGCGGCCAATCGAGATCGAACCGCTCCTAGACTCAATCGGCCATCCAGCCGTTCGCGACCTCGAAGCCTACCGAACCCGCCACTGTCTCCGATGGAATCCTACGAAAATGACAAACGATTTACTCGGTGCGAACAATCTGGGAGAATTGCGAAAAGCCCTCGAAACCGGGGGCGGATGGCTGCGGCGCACTGCTAAAGACGTTCCCGGTGAATTGCCGGAGTTCATTTTGGAAGTTGTCTCGCTGGCGGGCGTGTTGGCCCCGCTCATCCCCGACGCCGAAGGAATCGCCCCCGCCGACGACCAAGACGCCGCCCGCGCCGCACTGTTCGCCGCCGCCCAAGACCTCGGAATGAGCGGATACGACCCCGCCCGTTCCGATCAGATCCCAGGCCAAGAAAGATTGTCAGCGTACTGCCGCGATTGCGGACTCGCCAAGGTTCCATCGGTTGCGGCATGGTATAAAGATTTTCAAACGGATCATGCGAACATGCCAATGGTTCTGTTTGCGAAGCATCGGATTGTGATTGAAACCCTTGCAAAAGAAATCGGCGCACCATTCGTTCACGGCGGGCACTCTGCCGGGAAACGTCAAAAGATCATAGACGAATGGTTGGCCTCAGCGGATCAGCCAGCCCTAGTCGCCAGCATAGGCGCATGCGGAACCGGACTCGATGGGCTCCAGCATAAAGCCGTGGCCGGCGCATTCGTCGAACTCGTGTGGAATCCGTCCGACATCGTCCAGGCGACGGGGCGGATCGTGCGGAAAGGATCGGTTTCAAAGTCGCCGGTTCTGATCTTTGAACTCGACGCGGAATCGACTTTGGAAGATCGATTGCGTTCCACACTTCGGAGAAAAACCAACAACACCCTCAGAATGATCGGAGGATGACGACATGACCCTTGAGACATTTGAAAACCTTATGCGCGTGATTGAAAAACGGATCCGCCACGCAACTCGGTGCGGACGCTGGGCGGATGCTGCCGCTGCGGTCACAGAAAAACACGCGCTGATCGAACGTTACCACGCCGAGCAACAAGGAGAATCCAAATGATCTGGCCATTCAAGAAACGTGCCGCGCACTATTTCGTAGCTTATACTACTGGAAACGACGGCGGATCGATGACCAAAGGGCACCGCGTTTTTACGTCAAACCAAGACCCCGGCGCCGCCTGCCGCTGGATAACGGAGAAGATCGAAGAAACCACAGGTCGCGCCATCACGCTCACTCAATTCAACCGCATTAAATAGGAGAATCCAAATGACCCCAGAACAAAAAACCGCACTCATCGACGCTTGCGAGCGTCAAGATGAAGTACGCGCCGTCACTATTGCGCTCCAGATCGCAGCCAAAGCGGCACGCGATAAAAAGAACGATGCCGCCGTCGCCATTCGGGATCTCATCGACGCCCATAAATCGCGAGACCAAGTCGCGAAAGAGTACCGCCAGCTTCGTTTGACGGTGGCTACTCAGATCGCAAGCGGAATGATGGCGAACGGAAATTGCCGTGCTCCTACCACCAGCGCAGGACATGAGAATCTTTCCGAGTACGCAGTGGGAATGGCGGACGCGCTGATCCACGTCAACGCCGAGTGCGTTGTTCCTGGCGTGCGAGGAGCACGACATGCCGATTGATCCGAATGACGTTCCAGTCGGAAGACTTGATTTATATGCATCTGCACTTGAAGGACGAGGATGCTTGTCCTGTGCGTGTTACGTCAAGGGAGAGGAGTGCGCAATCAACGAGTGTCTTAGCACAGAAAGAAAAGACGGGTATTCTGTCATTTTCAAGAAAAAACCGCAACCAACGGAGACGAAACCGATGGAAGACGAGTATGAAATCAGCACCGCAGACACCGCAGAAGAAGCAAAGAAAGTAATCGACTGGATATTTTCGGGCAGAAGAGTCGAGGTCCAATTTCCTACATATTGGCAACCAGTCATACATGTTACCTGCGGCGCACTCATGACTTACAGGGTGAAGAAAAATAAAACGAAACGAGGAATCTAGACATGCAAAGGAAATATAGTTTTTCGACAGAGCAAGGGGAATACTGCACGGACACGAACCCACAACCAACGGAGACGAAGACCATGGAATACGAATATGAAACGCTTTGCGCTGACAGCGTGGAGAACTGCAAGGCCATTGTCGATTGGATGTTTTCTGGTCCGATTTACGTTCAGAGTCAATTGCCGCCAGGAGACTATTCGAGATCGGCTGTAGGAGAGATTCATCGAGGGAGAACGTACCGCCGCAAGAAACCTGCCGCCGATGTTTTATTGACTGACATTGACGATATACCTCGCGGAATAATTGCCGGAGTTGTTGAATTCCGTTACCCAAAAAGCAAAGATAAAAAAAACTGGTCTATTGCTTGCGCATTTGGTGAAGAATGGATCCGCTCAAATTTAAAAGAAGACATTCAATATCGAATTAAACCAGGCCACACCTTGCCACCGAAGAAGGTCAAAAAGTTGGTTGATCGTAAGCAAGAGGATTTCTGGCCGTTAATTGGTCGGTATTGGGCGAGAAATAAAGACGGTCGGCGTTATATTATTGCGTGCGATCACTGGAACAATGCCGCCGATTCTCAGGCGAACTGGCAGATCGCACCGCTTGGGTCTGAGGAGTGGGGGCCTATGCAAAAGAGTGTGGAGGTGGACGCATGAGTTCCACATTTGACATCTGCCCAACATGTAAAAAACCAATGAGCGGCTTCGATTCGCTCATTCTCCTCGGTAGCGTTTGGCAGCACGTCGATTGCGCTCGGGACAGTTCTGGCGAGATGCCTGCTGCTGTAGTCGCAGGCGTCCTTGAGCAAACGCCAGAACCAACGGCTAAGTGATGTCA